CAATTGCGACATGCTGGAAAGCCCGAATGGGAGTTCAAAGAAGAAACAGAAAAAACTTTTAACTTTTATATTAAGTTCTTGAAAACTAAGAATAGTGCGTGGTTACACAACGCAGAAAGGGAATAGTACGATGGGAAGGCTATCAAAAGCAAAGCAGTTGACTGATACAGAAAAATATTGCATCCAAGGAATGCATTACAATAAGATGTCAGCACAAGACATTTCCAAAACCCTCGACAGAGAGGTTGAAGAGGTAGAGACCTATGTAGAGTCTTTAGAACAACAAGAAGCTCGCAAATCTTTTATTATAAATGAAACCGGAAGCGGCACCAAAGGAGTTGCTATCATGACTCAGGCTGGCTCTGAACAAGTAGATGCAGCAAGAGAAAGGCCTCTTCCTCCACGCAACAATGCCAATACCATTCACTCAATTCATGACTAAAAAGAGAACAAACAAAAGTCAATATCCCTCCCGCTACTCTCCCGGAGGATGGGTTTCTGCGCCGCAATACATCACTGAATTAATTTGTGAAAAAAAGGCTCAGAAAGACCAAAAGGAACTTCCAATAAAGTTTTGGGAGATTAAGGAATGGCGTAATTATTACAGATATCAAATTACGCTTGCCAACAAACTCCTTAAAGAATTTCCAGCAGACGCTATCATAGCTGCGTTGAAAGATAAGAGGTGCTGGAAGACATATTCTCTTCGCGCCCCCATGTTGTATGGTATAATTCAAGAGAAGGACAGCGAGATTGTAAAGAGAGAGTCTGAAACAAATTATGATGTATCTGAACAAGATAACGTAAAACATAAAAGCGCTAACAAGAAACAGTCTATCATATCAAAACTAAGAGAGCTTGATGAATAAGGATATTATTAAAGAATACGGTAACGTTCTTCATGATCCTTCAGTAATAACAGACCGGCCTCTCAAAATTCTTTCTGTTAGTCCAAAGATTGATATTGCTCTTGGCGGAGGAGTGCCGGAAGGATCTTTGTTTATTATGACGGGTCCAGAAAAGGTAGGAAAAACCGTAACGGCACTGGCATTTTGCGCCAATGCTCAGCAACATGAAAGACACATCTATTATGCCAACATAGAAGGAAGGCTACGAAAACGGGATCTAGAGGGAATTACAGGACTTGATCTCGACCCTAAGACAATGCAGATTATCTCCTCAACAGAAGGAAATATTCTTTCAGCAGAAAAAGATCTTAGCATTGTAGACAACATAGTTCATACAAAGCCCGGCTCCATAGCCGTAATAGACTCTTTTTCTGCATTGTCCAGTGAATCAGAATTGACTGGAGATCTTGAAGATGTTCAGGTTATGACCGTACAGAAAGTTCTCGCAAAATTTTGTCGTCGAATATCTAATGCTCTCCCCATTAACAGAGTGACAGTGGTAGGAGTTACTCACCTTATGGCAAACGTACAAAAATTTGGAAGGGGTAAGTCCAAAATTGAAAAGTCGGGAAGCGCTTTAAAATATCAAGTAGATGTTAAGCTACATGCCACACACTCACAACCTATCATGCAAGGTGAAACACAGATAGGACAAACGGTAAACTGGCAGGTGGTTACTTCTGCTATTGGTCCTCCGGGACAGAAGGTTGCAAGTCACATTAAATATGGGCGAGGAATTTGGAGAGAATTGGAGCTAGCCGACTTGATGGTTGATTTCGGTCTGGTTGTTAAATCAGGATCATGGCTCAAGCTTCCTAATGATGAAAAAATTCAAGGAAAAACAAACCTTGCCATTTATCTAGAAGAGAATCCAAAAGAATATGAATTATTTGAACAAGAAGTATTTACTATGGTTGGAATTGAAAAGTGAAGATCAGAGACCTGAATAATGAAATCCACAATTGGAAGCTACAAGGATATGCGATAAAGGCAAATGACACAAGGCCTCGATCCAAGTTGCATTTGGCAGCAAGAGATCTTCTTGCCGATCTTTTTCCCACTGTCCAGATTTTGGAAGAGGTCGTCGCACCCATCACAAGAAATGAAAAACTTTTTTTTGATTTTTACATTAATACCCTCAAGGTAGTAGTAGAGGTTCACGGGAAACAACACTACGAATTCAATACCTTGTTTCACACGTCTGCGCAGGATTTTGTCCACCAACGAAAAAGAGATGCGCGCAAAAAGGAATGGTGCGAGTATAATAATATTACATACGTCGCACTTCCGTTTAATGAGAAGGTCGAAGAGTGGAAAAGCCGAATACTGCAACGGAACAATTAGCTAGACTAGACTCTGTTTTGGATGAGTACGAGTCCTCCATAGGACTACCTTCCTATGCTGCTGACTTCCATGAGCCCTCCGTTCATGAATATATGCAGATGGACAGAACTTCCATAGAAAAATTAACCCTTGAAGAGTGCGCCGAAGCTTCGCTTCTTTTGGGAGGCCTTTCTTTTCATGTGCTTCGCTCCCAGAACCGAGAAGTCGCTCGCGTTCAGTGGGCCCAGACATCGCTAAAGTCTGTTATTTCTGGCAAAGAAAATCAATACTCTGGTTCATGGGACAGCCAGTACCATCAGGCCATTAAAGAGAACGACTACGCGAGGAAGCTTTTAGCTATTAAAAAATATGCCCAACAACGCGCGGATAGACTTATCCATATTGCAAGCTCCATTAAAAATTTAGCAGATCTTTTTCTGAATCTTCAGAGGGCGAAAGCTGGTAGGCGGTATGAATAAAAAAGAAGAATTGAAACGATTATTAAAAGGGCTTACCAAAGCTGAACTTATGGAAATTATAGTCGATTCCGAGAAGGAAATCGGACCCGATTGTCCTTCCGGAAATGTCGGAGAGGAGGGTGAATCCGGAGAAGAAATGGTTCACCCCATTGACTCCTCTAAAAAGAAAAGAAGAAGGGGAAAAGGAACCCGACGTAAAAATAAGGAAAAACAGCCTCCACGATCTAAAAGATCCACCAAAGCTTATGGAAATGACAAAGGAGATGCGTGTAGAAGTAGTGCCGTTGATACTTCTGGTGATAGACCAAATAAATTTGATGATTTTATGAAAAACACCGTGCTAACGGCAGCTGAGAAACAGGAGCTACAAGAAGCTTCGGCAGCTGACAACGAGAACAAAGGTCTAGATCGCACTCCCAGAACACGATCCTCGAATATCGTAGAGATAGAATGTCGCTCCTGTGGGGTCATAGAAGATGTCTCATCTTCAGTGGTATACGATATAAAAAGATGGAAATGTAACAAATGCTCATCACAGGCTTGTGATTAGAAAAACGGAAATTCAACCTTTTTAAATGACCACTTTTTCAAAACCAACAAAAAAACTTTTTTATTTATGATTTTACAAGACTTACCCGCCGAACGAGCGATATTATCTGGCATTTGTCGCTATGGATCAAGCGCATTCTTTGATGTTGCCGATATTATTGATGATAATAGCTTTACGATAGAATCTAACGTCTCTATTTATTCATGCCTCAAACACATTATAGATAAAAATGATTCTGCCGAAATAGACGTCCCTTCCATTCTTTCTGCGGCCAAAGAAATAGGATTAACCGGTTTCTTCAACACCCAAGAAGTCTCTCATCTAGCTTCCATAATGAAGTTTCCAGTTCTTCTGAAAAATGTTAGGTCATTTGCTGCTAAAATTAGAAAGCTACAAATAGCACGAATGATGTATGATCAGCTAGAGCTTACAAAGGAAAAGTATATAGAGATCAAAGGAGATGAGCCAATTTCAAATATACTTGGGATTGCAGAAGAGTCTATCTTTGAGTTCACTTCTCTTTTATCTGACAGTGATGATGCTCCTATAAAAATATTCAATGACGTAGAAGAATATCTAACCGAACTTTCCGAAGATCCCGTTGACCAAATAGGAATTTCTACGGGCTATCCTAGATATGACTTTGCTATAGGAGGAGGTCTAAGAAGAGGAACGGTTAATGTGATTGGAGCACGACCGAAGATAGGAAAAACGTTGCTGGCAGATAACATTGGCGTTCATATTGCAAAATCTGGCATCCCAGTATTAAATCTAGATACAGAAATGAGAAAGGAAGATCACCAAAACCGTCTCATGGCAATGCTCACAGGGGTAGAGATTAATGACATTGAAACAGGAAAGTTTGCAGAAAACGCAGCCTCTAAAAAGAAAGTTTTTGATGCGGCAGAAGAAATCAAGAACCTCCCTTACTATTTCAAGTCAATTGGAGGGGCAGTATTTGAAGATCAAATCTCTGTTATGCGTAGATGGATCGCCAAGGTTGTTGGATTAAATGATAAGGGCAAAGCAAAAGATTGTGTCATAATCTATGACTACCTAAAGCTTATGGATTCGGCAGAGCTAAAAGGGGACATGAAAGAATTTCAAGTTCTAGGGTTTATGATGACAGCCTTACATAATTTTGCATTAAGATATGAGGTTCCCATACTCTCCTTTATACAACTAAATAGGGACGGTATCAACAAGGAGTCCACAGATACGGCCTCTGGTTCTGACAGGATCATCTGGCTATGCTCTAATTTTAGCATCTACAAGACAAAGTCTGATGAAGAAATAGCAAAAGACGGCCCAGAGCATGGTAACAGAAAGCTCGTGCCGGTTATTGCTAGGCACGGAGAAGGCTTGGAAGATAGAGACTATATTAACATTAGAATGAATGGCTCTTGTGGTAAAATAATAGAAGGATATACTGCGTTTGAATTAGAAGATGGCATTGACGCAAACTATGATGATGAAGTGTACTCAGACAATGAAGACATCCCCTTCGTATAAATACGGTGACTATGGCAAGCTAAAGGCTCTGTCACAGATGGCTGTACAATATATAGATCAAATATATGAATACTTTGGTATACGAAGCTCCTATAAAAATGAAATTTTAATAAAGTCGGTGTGCCCTATCCATGGAGGAGACAATCCTACGGCACTCAACATGTATTACAATGGGGACTACAAGGTGCACTACAAGTGCCGCACCCATCAGTGCGAGGAGGCTTTTGGAAATAGCTTTATCCACTTTATTAGAGGGGCACTTTCTCGTTTTCGCCACAATTGGGAACACGAAGGAGATAAGGAAGCCACATTTAGCGAGGCAGTAGAGTTTTTGTTAAAATTCTTAGATCAAGATTTTGATTCCCTCAGTAGCGAAAATATAAATATCGAAAAAATGAAATTCGGAGGCCTTGTTAATAGCCTATCCACTCAGAAAGCTCGTGGAATTGGCATCACTAGGGAGGTTTATAGACAAAAAGTCCAAGTCCCCTCACAATATTATATAGAAAGAGGGTTTTCTAGAAAAATCCTTGAGGAATATGACATAGGATACTGTGATAATCCCAAAAAGCCCATGCACAATCGCGCCATTGTACCTATATATGACAATGATCACAAGTATATTGTGGGTTGTACTGGAAGAAGCATTTTTAAAAGGTGCACAAAATGCAATCATTACCATAGCCCTCACAAAGAATGTAGACATTTCCCTAAATGGTTGCATAGCAAGGGATTTCAAAAGGAAAAGTGGTTGTATAATTATTGGAGGGCCAAGGACCATATATTGGAAAGCGGAGTGGCCATACTTGTAGAATCTCCCGGAAATGTTTGGAGACTAGCCGAAGCCGGAATTCACAATGTTGTTGCAATTTTTGGAACTGCCTTTAACAACGATCAAAAACATTTATTAGACGAGTCAGGAGCCCTTTCTCTCATTTGCCTCATGGACAATGACGATGCTGGCAAAAAGGCAGCAGAAAAAATAGGACAGCAATGCTCAATGCTCTACAGATTATATTTTCCAAACTTTGATAGCAATGATATAGCGGAACTAAATGTAGATAAAATAACAACCGACATTAAACCATGGATTGACAAGGCCAAGAATTTATATAAAGGATTTTCAAGTGAGTAAATATAGACAGCATGCCATTAACTATTTATGGCATAAGGCACTTTCCGACAAGGAAAAGACATT